GTATATGCTTGATATCGTGGTAAGTCAGATAAGACTCGATACCAGGAACCAGTTGGCCATTACGCTCTTTTAACCGACGGCTTAACTCAAATTCATTAAAACTACGATTTGAATTCTTGAAAAATTGTTTATTCTTCTGAAGCCATCTACGGTTCAAGGTTCGCATATCTACGTTTTTTGTGAATCCAGTATAACCTGGATACATGATTTCGTTGGCCAATTTGTAAGCATGGATTTTTTGAGCAAATTCAATTTCAAACTTATATTTGTAAAACCGTTCAATTTCCCAGTATCGGATATCCCTAAACTTCAAATACTTGAGTTCAGATACAGTTTTAAGTTTTTCAACCCAATTGTTTGGATAGAATTTATTACCTGTATAATATCCTCCGCTAAAGAAATTAGCGAATAGATACGGATAAAATTGCCTGTTGTAATCTTGACCAATCTTTATGTGCTTGCCGTTCTCAAACCGCTCTAGATTAGTAAGTTGCCAATCGATAAACTGTTTCCCTTCAACCAACTTCGACCAAAATACATAAGATTGTATTTCGATACGTTTCGAAGTGCTGAGAATGATAGAGAAAAAGTAAGTCTTGTCATAAAAAGTGAGCCGTGACGACTTTGTCAGTCGCTTTTCAATACAATAACCAAGGTTTAAATCTGAAGAGATTATGGTCTTGTCCTTATTGGTCCATTTGTACGTTGTGATTTGCGAATAGCACCAGCTCCAGAAGTTTGCAGGTGGTTTCAATCGTCTATCGGCTTCTCGCTTGCATTGTTCATGTTTCATTCATCCAAGAAATCGAAAATGCTCATTTGCTTTTCGACTACTCCTTTCTCTTTCTTAATTTTAGGTTTCATGATGATATCATCATCTGGACCAGCGCCTTTCCTAATTTTGGCGACATCAACCTTTTCTTCAGGAGAAGCCTGAGATTTGTCTTCCTTTTTCTTCTTGACGGGCTCAACAGGCACCTGCTTGATGTTAGATACTTGTGAATTTGAGATAAAGTACTCTCTAACCCATCTGAAGACAGTAGCATCATCGATACAAGCGACTCCGTTTTCAGCAAATTTACGAGCTTTTTCTTTAGCATGGCTTAAAGCACACTTCAGAGAGTATCGCTCTTTTAAGATTCCTTTAAATAATTCCTCATCCTCCTGATCGCATATCCAGTTATGAACACGGTCAAGTGCGGTATCATGTGGTTGATTTAATTCCTCCAGCAACTTAGCCAGAGCTTTTTCTTTAATGTCATTCATATTATTTTCCAAAAAATGCGACTGCCTTTGTGAATTTGGCTAAATACGGGCAGCCGCTCGTCCAAGGTCACATAACCTTTACTGACACATTCCTAGCTCGCTTTTAACGTGGTTCGCGGCACGTTGATTTTGTCGCTAAGTAATAGCAATCTACTGCACCATAATCAAACCTCACATCGTCTTTCCCAATGTATTTTTTGAATTTCGGTCTGGTAATACCTGAGAAAGCCCACTGATGGTCTTTCATCCGTTCGATAAGTTCATCCACATTGTTGAAATCACCAAGAAAAAACTTGCAATGCCCATTGTAGACGAAGTAAAGTTTTAATAACAATGTGTACCACCTCTCTAAAAGTAATCTTTCCTTTTGTTTTTCAAGTCATTAAATACCATCAGATGATCATTGTCTACACCCTTCATCAACCGACTCATAAACGGCCGACCATATCGCTTCTGAATTTCTTGCGCAGTCAGATTAGTCGTGATAACCGTGTTAGCCCTTTTGTTGAGAATGTTATAAAGAATACTAAAGGACCACTCACTGTCCTTCTCCATCCCAAGATCATCCAAGACCAAAAACTTTGCACTAGCAATTTTATTGACCAAGAACTCTTCCTGACTAAAATCAGCTTTAATCTTCATCAGCAAGTCTGTGATATTGATAAAGATAGCAATCTCTTTCGTATGCTCAGATAGAGCTTTCATCATCGCAAAGGCTAAATGGCTCTTGCCAGTTCCAGCTTCTCCCTGAAAAACAATATTGTTCCTAGCGCCCTCGGACCACTCCCGACAAATCCTCTTTGCAAAAGCTAGCTTTTGCGCTTCTTTTTCGGTTGGTGTGTCAAAGTTGTCAAGAGTAGCATTTTTCAGTACATCATCATAGAGAGAGAATCTCTCAAGATAGAACTTCCGCTCTCGTTCATGCTCGGCATCAGCCAACTCATTGACCTTTATTTGATTCTCTGCATGGATCCGTTCCGATTCACATAAGCGACAAAGGACATCATTTGTCCGGAGGATTTTGATCAAGGGAATCCCATGCTTTTCACAAATTTCAGCCTGCTGTTCAGTATTTCTATGGTAAGATAAGGCCATCTCCTCGAGTGCATCAGTTACCATGACATCTTACCTCCGCAAGCCTGCCAGCTGGCCATATCTGATAGGCACTCAGTAACGGTAGAAAGAGGTTGTTTTATAAGCAAAGATTTCTTTTCGTCGCTGATCGGATAAAAGTCATCTTCAAATTGCTCGATAAGTTCTAAAATCCCCATTCGTCCTTAGCCCCCTGTTCTGATTTTTTTTCATTTTGTTGTCTTCCTTGAAGATGGGAGTTCTTGCCATCTTTATATTTTTGGTCATTATCATCTACCTGTTCAATAGTTGTAAAACCTTTCTTTTTCCAATTTTCAAGAATCCCTCTCAGATACTTGAAACTAGGTTGATAAACCTCCGAAGTTATCTCAATTGCACGGTTTAACATATCAAAACTCATTCCATCAAGTCCTACATATTCAAGCAGCTGTTGATGTTGTTTATTGTTTATCCGAATACCGCTATGTTTCAAATTTTCAGATAAGCTGGAACTAACTATCGTCTTATTATTTTCTTTCTCTATCTCTGTATCTATATCTTTCTCTATATCTATATCTCCGTTGCAAGTTGTTGCAATGGTGTTGCAATGCAACCCCCTCAACTCTCTATGTTTGCGACTTCTACGAGTGCTCGCCGTTTCGCTCCCAACCATCTCAGGAACCTGTTCTAAGAAATAATCTCTATCATTTCTTCTAGTCAGCAAGCCCTTACTCTCCAAGAAAATCAAAGTGATTTTAATATCTTCAACATTCTCATCGATGACAAGAGCGATTTCTTCAGCTAGATTGTCAGCAAGTCCATCATAGTAGATGTGCCCACCATCTTCTAGGCTAATCAACATCATTTTGAGATAGATGATAGTATGCGTATCGCCACCTGCAATCTTACGAAGTAGTTTCATTTCTTTAGACTTGAAAAAATCCTGAGCTAGTTGAATCCAGTAGTATCGCTTGTTTTTAACTACCATTGATACCCTCCGTTTTAATCCACAAATGTTTCTTTTCGTGTTACGGGATCAATATCCACACGGCGACCTGTTTTAAAGTCGATAAACCCTTTTTCAACTTGTGGCGCTTGAAATTGAATCTTCTTTTTCTGTCTCATTGCCATTTTAAGCTTGATATTCATCATCAGCGATTCAATCAAGACTACTGATACTAATGTGCCTACTGCGATAATTTGTAAATTGTTCATGTTTTTTATCCTCTTTTTGTGTTATAATATAGTCAAATAATTTTGCTAAGACCTTGTCCAGAAGCCTTTTAGTAAAGTTATTATATTTGATTAGAGAGCCATTCTTTGATGGCTCTTTTTGACCATTTCTTACCAGGGAGTTCCTTCGGAAAACCATTCATGTAACGATAATTGTTTGAAAACGTGTCATAGTTAATACCTAGAAAATCACAGGTAGTGCCTACATCCATCAGCTCTGGATAGTGGTCGCTATCTTTTTCTATTTCAACCAATCTTGTGATTGTGTCCTTGATAATGGATTTAATCCATTCAGATAGTGAAAGTAGAACATTGTCCATCTTCTTCCCCTCCTACCCTTCGTCAAATGAGTTCAATTTCATGATTTTCATCTTGGTATTAGTGCTTGGCTCCCACGTCATCCAGTAAGCAAGAGCAGCTTCTGCAAACTTCTTCGGCAACAAATCATAGCGACTGATATTAAAATGATCCTTGAAATCAATCTCAGCTTGTCTAAAAACTGACTGAGCAAAAATCTTATCAGCATAAGCTGGACTATCAATACCACCAAGGCAAGCCACGACCCTAGCCTTGCGCTTCTTCAGGAGCGACTGAGCATAGCTTGGATGAATCGGTTGCTCACTCTTGAGGTAGTCAATATCTTCTAGCATGGTCGCTTGTTGCTCACGCAACTTCTTCTGACCAGTAAAGAGAGCGATGAAGGCATCCTCGTCCAAGTCCTCGCGGATAAATCCGCCCTGCTTGCGAATAGCTGGCAAGACCTCTGATGTCACCCAGCGCTTGAATTCCTTAGCCTGAGGTAACTTGCTGGATAAGATAAGAGAGTAGAGCCCAGATTCGTTGATGATGATAGTGTTTTGTGTTCGACCTAAATTGTCGGTGAGTCCGTATTTCACGGAGTCATCTTCATCAACGTGCCGAGAAATTGCATCCAGTGGTTTAGCATATCCTAGGATATCTGCAACATCCTTCCCAACGAACCAAGGCTCGTCATCAATTGTCAAAGTACGGACTTCCTGCCCGTGAAAATTAAAAATTTCGTTCATAATGTTCCTCTTCTTACTTTTCCTAGTGTTAAAATAGTTTCCCAAACATCTAGTCCCTCAAGACTATCGATCATCATCTGACTAAGTTGGTGATTTTTCTTCTGCCAATTCAGTATTATTTTCGCTTGCATGTATGGACCTCTCAGTGATTTCTCCAAGGGTTTTCAATACCCAAAATATCTACGACTTTTTCTTTCACATAATCACTTCCTTTTCCATATTTCAGTAGCTCTGAAATAACTGATGATGTTACAGGTACTTGTTTTGCCAATTCGGCTTGAGTCATATCCAACTCAATCAAACGAGTTTTAATTTTAGCCTTAATTATTTTTTGTTCTTTACTCATTTTTTCCTCCAATCTGTGTTTTAGTATTTTCTAGATATGTTGTTAGGATTTGAACTATGTCCTCTAGTGAATATGTTACGGGCTTAGAGATAAAATGTTTTTCAAACAATCTTATTGCCTCATAGTGATGTTTACTTGTTATATATGAATTATTTTCAATAAAAAATTTACAGAATTCTTCTGACGATTTGTCTGTCATACAAAATAATAGACAAAGTGATAGAGTTTCATCTTTATTGTTTTTTATTTTCGAAAAGTCATCGAAGATATCTCTGCCAAACATAACTTTATACCTGATTGGAACATCTGCCCTTGCAGATATAAAGTATGTTTTTTTGTTTATTTTTATTTCCAGTGTTTCTATCATTTCCTACCTCGTTTACCTACTTTATGTAACTAATAATTTTGCTTTACTCATATTCTTCCTTTCTATATTTCTCTGCTTCTTTTGAAATTTTCAAAAGCATTAAAAGTGCGCCAAGTACCCCATCTAGATACCCTCGTCCATAATCTGTCGCTACGAGTTCTAATAATTCTTTCAGGTCTTCTTCCTTCATCCCTGACCTCCTTTTAAAAAATTATCTAAAAAGTTAGCGAACTTCTTGACATCTCTAGTCAAATGTTTTAAAATAAAAACATAGAGAAAAGACCTACTAAAAGTAAGTTTTACCTATAGAAAACAGACGCCAATCAGTTTTGTAAGGCTTTATTTTTTAGTTGTCTAGTTCGCTAACTCTTTAGCTTACGAATATTATTTTAAAACATTTGACTAAATAAGTCAACTATTTTCTACAAATATTTTAAAATTATTTTTCGTTTGCTTAGAAAGGTTGAAAAATTAATGTTTGTAGCATTCGATAAAATAAAAGAATTAGCTGATAAACAGGGGATTTCTATCAATATTTTAGAAGAAAAACTTGGTTATGGAACTAATACTTTATATCGATTAAAAAGAAGTAATCCTAGTTCAAAAGTTTTAAAAGAAATAGCTGATTATTTTAATGTAAGTGCCGACTACCTACTCGGACGTACAGATAACCCTGCTATCGCTGGTGATTCAAAAGAGTATATCTGGCAAGGTAAGACACTGAATGTTGAAGAAATGGCATCTAATGTTATGATGTTTGGTGGCCGAGAATTAACAGATGAAAAGAAGAAAATCATCCAGTCTATCATTGAAGGTTATCTCAAAGAAGCTGGTGATTAGAGGTACCACTTAGTGACCGAAAAAGAAATTATAAGTCATTTTCAGGTTCGCATTGTCGATTTTGACGGTGAGCTAATACCTGATGAACTTGGATTTTACGAAAAAGAAACCAACACAGCTTTCTTGTCTAATAAACTCAGTAAAAAAGAGAGAGTTAAGGTACTACTGCATGAACTCGGACACAAAGACCACACACGCTCAGAGTACCAGAACGCTCGCCTACGCTGTGAAAACGAAGCTGATAGGAATATGATCCATCATCTCGTAAAAGACGCACTAGAAAGCTTAGATGACCCCACAGAGTTTGATTACCTCAAATTCATGTCCTACTACAATCTTAAAACCGTGACAAATGAAATCATGGTAAAAGAGGAATATCAGCTTTAATTGGTTAAATATGTTTATAAACTGCTGAAGCAGAAAAAGAAAGGAACTACTTATGGCATTGTTTGGTAAAAAGCAAGATGAAAGTTTAGAGGTTGAACTCTTCACAGAGGAACCGAATGAGCGAGTTTTTGAGTTTAAGAAATCAAAAACTGTTGTAAGAATCGATGATTATTTTATCAGGATTGCAAGAAAGTCAAATGTATCTAATGTTCTTCTTCATGGTCTTGATGGCGAAAAGTCAATCCTCCTCTCTGAGATTACAGCATACCAATTGAAAGAACCTGGCTCAACTGTTGGCTATCTTCAACTTGTTTACCCTGGTTCTTCTGATACAAAAGGTGGTGTGTTTGATGCCGTAAAAGATGAAAACACAGTAACCTTTATCAAAGATGAAAAAGCATCTATTTTGGAATTAAAGAAAGCTATAGAGAAAGCTTTAAAAGATAAAGTCAAGAAATAACAAAAAAGCCCCACAATCGCCCTCGCCAAAGTTTGATTGTGAAGCTCACTCTTATAAAAAATCAGCCATTAAAAAGGCCTCTTTTCTATACCCTATTTTACACCATGAAAGGGGTGATGTCAATATTCTCAATGTTTAGACCTTGTCCAGAAGCCGATAAACAAGGAGAATACAATGAAATATAATAAAACAAAATACCCAAATATCTATTACTACGATACCGCAAAAGGTAAGCGATATTATATCAGACGCTCTTTCTATTTTCATGGTAAAAAGAAAGAAATAACAAAGAGCGGTCTCACAACTCTCCCTCAAGCTCGTGCAGCCTTGACAGAGATTGAGCAACAAATCCAAGACCAAGAATTAGGTATCAATACTAATCTAACTCTTGATCAGTATTGGGATATCTATTCTGAAAAGAGATTGTCAACAGGGCGCTGGAATGACACTTCCTACTACCTCAATGACAATCTCTATAAGAACCATATCAAGCCAAATTTTGGTTCTGCCATGCTTAAAAATTTGGATAGAAATGAGTATGAACTCTTTATCGCTGAAAAGTTGCAGAACCATACCAGATACACTGTCCAAACCCTCAATTCCAGCTTCATGGCATTGCTGAATGATGCCGTCAAAAATGGGAATCTGCTCTCAAATCGCTTGAAAGGTGTTTTTATTGGCCAGAGTGATATCCCTGCTGCTAACAAGAAAGTGACTCTCAAAGAGTTTAAGACTTGGATAGCAAAGGCAGAAGAGATTATGCCAAAACAATTCTACGCTCTGACCTATCTTACCATTTTTGGATTGAGAAGAGGAGAAGTCTTTGGTTTGCGTCCAATGGACATCACTCAGAACGACAGCGGACGGGCTATACTGCATCTTAGAGACAGTCGAAGCAACCAGACCTTAAAAGGGAAAGGAGGGCTTAAAACGAAGGATTCAGAGCGATATGTCTGCCTTGATGATATCGGAACGGACCTTATCTATTATCTGATAGCTGAAGCTTCTAAGATTAAGCGAAAGTTAGGAATTATCAAGGAACAACAAAAAGATTATATCACCCTGAACGAAAAAGGTGGTCTCATCAATCCAAACCAGTTAAATAGAAACTTCAATCTAGTGAATGAAGCGACAGGATTGCATGTAACACCTCACATGATGCGCCACTTCTTCACAACTCAAAGCATTATTGCAGGGGTTCCGCTTGAACAATTAAGCCAGGCGCTGGGGCATACAAAGGTTTATATGACGGATCGTTACAATCAAGTAGAGGACGAACTTGCTGAAGCGACAACAGACCTATTTCTTAGTCATATTCGCTA